CTATATTACTTGCTCCAGACGTATTTGTATAAAGAGCACTTACACCATACGCTCCATTAAAAGATCCAGTTGTGTTGCTACGAAGAGCATTTACGCCAACAGCAACATTTTCTATGCCAGTAGTGTTGGCATTCAGAGCATTATTACCAACCGCCGTATTCGTTGAAACACCACCCGCACCACGACCAACTGTTATCGAGTTGATGGTTGCGTCTGCTGTAAACGTTGTTGTTCCATCAGAATTAATTCGCATTCGCTCGGTTGCTGCTGCATAAAACCTCAGCGCATCAGAGCTATGTAAATAGTCAATTTGACCGCGATAACCTGCGTCTCCAGTTGTACCATCAGAAAATAGAAGTCCGCCAACACCTGTGCTAGAGCTACGAATTTCCGCGTATGAAGCACTACGATCACCTTTGCCTACTGTAAGCAATCTGTCAGACAGACTGCTAGAAACTGTTGTCCCAACAAGCACCGAGCCCGAGCTGTCGATTCGCAACTTTTCGGTGCCTTGAATTTTTACTTTGTACTCTGATGCTCTTACATTTAGTGAAACGTTTGCAGATCCAGCATCATTAAGCATCTCAAGACTTGCTTCACTGGCAGCGGTGGCGAACGAGAAATTTGCATTTGTCCCGGCTTTAACTTGTAATTTGCCAAAAGGGCTTGTCGTTCCAATCCCGACATTGCCAGCAAACGTGGCAGAGCCAGATGGATTTAATTCAATGTTGACGGATTCACTTCCAGTGTTTAAGTTTGTACCTACCTGAATTAAACCCGATCTTTCTATGTTTGCACCATAGCCAACGCCTGTACGACCAACACGAAAGGCGTCAACCTCGGTAGTAAGAATATCAACATTACCCGCCACACTTAACTTTGATGACGGCGACGTTGTTCCAATCCCAACTTTTCCCGAGCTGTCGACTCGCATCGCAACGGACGATCCATTATTAGAACTTACGGCAAATCCGCTCTGACCACGAATTAAAACATCACCTGCTGTCGAACCATTGGCAAAGTTGCCTGCTGTTTTAATTGAGCTAATAAATTGATTATTAGTTCCATCAGATATTTGTATTGCGGTACTTGCACTACTATTTAAATGTAATAACTGCCCAGGCGATGTAGTTCCAATCCCAACATTGCCCGAGCTGTCGATTTGCATTTTCTGGCTGCCGCCTATTTCAAAAACAAGTGGATCACCTGCTGTAACGTTTAACGCTGGTCCGGTGGAATTAAATTTAATGTCTAGCTTATTGTTAGTGGCTCCTTCAAAAGTTCCAATAACTGTCCCGTCATTTGCTCCTGACTTAGCGTGCATAAATGCAGTCGGCGAGGATTGATTAATCCCAACCTTGCCCGAGCTGTCAACAGTGACGCGCGGCGATCCACCAGTCGTGATCGCTAATGAATCAGCACCAGGTGAAAAAATACCAGTATTTTCATCACCAGAAAAAGAAAGTGATGGTACCATTCCAGTACCATTTGCCAACGAAATAGAATCAGTTACGCGCCAACCCGTTCCGTCATACACCTTCATTACATAAAGGCTATTTGTCGTATCTAGCCATTGCTCTCCCTTTTCATTACCCTGCTGACCACTGACCGTGCCTGTACCAGTTGTTGTACCAGTTGCAGTAAAGACGACACCAACCGTATTTGCAGATGCTCCAACAGCGGTAAAATCTGACGTTCCAATCGTCAGGATCTGATAAATAGTATTAGCGACTAACGCCGTTGCAGCCGTACTAGCTGGCGAAGCATTTGGCGCAGTCGTTCCAACATGAACTGGGCCTGCTTTAACTAGATCACCGTTGCTGTCTTTAAAGAACAGACCAGGGCTAGCAAGATTAGTGTTGACAGCAAGTTGCCCATCCGACATTGCGGTGGGGATAGGACGCTTATTTGCTGTGCCAGAACGCAGGTGCTGTAGAGCCATCCTTAATACCTGTCGCCAGGCCGGAAATTATGGCTCTATCTTACGAGACTCAAAAACTGCCGTCATCAAGCTGACTGGTCAAAGCAACCGTTCCAGTCAAATTAGGCAACGTCACGACACGATCTGCTGTTGGATCGGCAACCGCCAAAGTTGTCTCAAACGCATCAGGGCTAGCACCTTCAAACACCAGTGATGCGTTCTCATCAAACAACAACTGACCGCCAATCGTGCCGCCAGCTTTTGGTAATGCCAGTGCAGCTAGGTCATACGCTGTCTTGACCCCATTTGGTGTGGCAGCAGTTGTTGCACTAGAGCTTGCAACCCCATCAGTCAGCTGCAAGACGCCAACTGCACTTGTCGTGCCAGTGGTGACAGAAATTGCAGGCGTTACCGTTCCAGTCGCAACCTGTATTGGAGCGGTGCCCGTAACGCTAGTAACCGTGCCCGCTTGTTTTGCAACCCACTTAAGGCCGGTTGTTTCACTGCTATCGGCACTGAGCACATAACCATTCGTTCCAACGCCAAGTTTGGCCAGCGTGGTTGCTGCTGTTGGAACGATTAGATCGCCCTTTGTATAAGAGGCAATTCCCGTACCACCACGAGGTACAGCAAGCATTCCGCTGGTTAGGTTGGTTGCAACGCGGCATTCGGTACTAACTTCCTCAAGTGCTAGCTGTACGTTTGTACTGCCAATACTTGCTGCAGGAGCAAACGCAACATTATTAGCTGTTTGCGCCGTATAAGTAGACGAAACATCAATTTCAATCCAAGTTGTTCCGTTTGATAAAAGAATGTCAGGCGGAGCAAGAGTCACCGTAGGCGCTGGTGCTGTGCCCGTACCACCAATAGAAACAACCAGATAATAATTTGAGTTGTCTGAACTTGGAGAAGGCAAAGCATTGCCAACACTTATGCCCAGGGCAGAACCTTCTGAGGTAACGCTTGCAACTTGATTTGTTGTTGCGTTGTAAGTACCAGCAAGGATAATTGCACCGGCTGAAATGCCAAGCGGCTGCCAAACGTTGCCATCCCAAACAAAGAAGTTCTTCTCAAGTGGGTTATAAAATAATTGGCCCTTAAATTCAGCAGTTGGCAACGATTCGCCAAAGGCAGTAACAGAACTGTCGGCTAACTTTGCTCCAGTAATTGCACTGTCAGCAATTCGAGTTGCTGCAAATTCACCCGTTGTAATTTTTGCCGCATCAAGGTCAGGGATATTAGCTGCAAGCAAAGCAGTTGCTGCAGTAACATGACCTTGAGCGTCAAATGTAATCCCACTAACAGTTGCGCCAGTTACGGCGTTGCTGTGATTTAACGTTCCACTCGTTACCGATAGACCTGTGCCTGGCTGGATGATGCCTTTTGCAGATGCTGTTGCATCAGGTAAATCAGTTGGCAACAAACTGCGAAATGTTGGTGCAGCATCTGATCCAGTAGCTGGGCCTGCAAATACACTGGCTGCAACTTGTGTGTCAAGTGACAGCGAAAGATTGGTTGTAAATGCAGTTGGGTTGCTAACAACAACAGCAAACGGAGTTGACTCAGTAACTGTTATTGACTGAATGCCAGCCTCTTGTGACCAGGCTGATCCACTCCAGCGATAAGCAAGACTTGTGCTGGTGTTATACCAACCTTGGCCTGTGTAAGCACCTGTCCCAGAAGGAGTAGCGTTGCTAACGACGCAGGTTGCTTGATTACTAATTTTGTCTGCAGTAACTGAATCAGCGTGAAGCTTTCCAGTTGTTACCGAGCTAGTACCAAGATTTGCTTCAAGAACAATGCCGTTTTCTAACGTTGTTGCAAACGCTCCAGTGCCGCTGCCTGTTATAGCGCCACTTAAAGTAATTGTTTGGTCGCCAGTATTTGTTCCGCTACTTGTTCCACTAAAAGTTGAACCGTTTGTCCAGGTTCCGGTAGAAGTAGCTAAATCGCCAAGACCTAGCGTGGTGCGCTGATTGGCTGCAGTTCCATCATTAATCAAAGCTCGGCCAGCTGCCGTGCAAGCTATCTCTTCGATTAAACCGCCATTTGCGCTACTGCGACCAAGAATTACGTCAGTGTTAGTTGTGTTCTGGATCTTTTCATAAGTAACAGCATCTGACGCAATATTTGCATTGCTAACAATTCCTGCAGCAAGAGTCGTTGCAAAAGATCCAGTGCCAGTACCTGTTACCGCACCAGTCAAGGTAATCGTCTGATCACCTGTATTAGTGCCAGAACTTGTGCCCGAGTGGGTTCCCGCAAACGTGCCGCTCTGCGTTGCCAGCGTCCCAAGGCCAAGCGTGGTGCGTTGGGCTGCAGCGTCAGCATCATCAAGGAGCGCACGACCAGCCGCTGTTAGCGAAAAGACTGCATACGTGTCAGATGCAGTTGCATAAATACCTTGGTTTGCGGCAGTCGTTAGCCCTGAAATTGATTGCAGGCCAGCGTCATAAGCCTGAACGTTTATTCCAATTGCTAAGCCAAGATTGACTCGCGCAGCTGCCGCGTTACTCGCACCCGTTCCACCATCCGCAACGGTGAGATCTGTAATGCCAGTGATTGTGCCACTGGTAATGGTCAGGTTTGTAAGGGTTGAGCCGTCAGTGCCAAGCGTGGCAATTGTGCCAAGCCCTAACGTTGTCCGTTGCGCTGCAGCACTTAAATCATCTAATAACGCTCGGCCTGCAGCGGTACAAACAATTTCCTCAATAACACCAGCATTTGCGGTGCTACGCCCCAGCAAACGATCGGTTGCCGTAACGTTCTGGACCTTGGCATAGGTGATTGCATCGTCAGCAATCGACGCAGTGCCTAGCTTCGTCGTACTGCTTTGATCAAGCTTGTTTAGATCAAGAGTGCTGACATCGATCAGGTCAAGACCGGCGTCAACAAGGTTTTTTACAGTAACCTTCTTGGTCTCGGAACCGCTAATGTCCGCAATAGGCAGAACGTCTGCTGCTGCGACCCCAGCCTTGGACAGCTCATTAAGCTGCGTAATTCTTTGGTCAGCCAAAGCTCAGCTCCTTATGCCGGGGTACTTGCGCTTAGTTTAATCCGTAACTTCCTTCAGCAGGTAATTGAGCGACTGCTCTTGGCGGATTCGATCGTCATCTTCCTTCAGCAAGTACTCGGCTAACGTTCCAACAACAAGCTTCAGCTCGCCGGTTGTCACAAAATCCAGAGTGCATCTGATCGCGTCATCTAGATCAACTGAAACGCCAGAATTGGTTACGACAGCAGTGAGGGAGTAGAAAATGCTTTGCTCTGCCGGGTTTAAATCCTTATCAACCAAATAAAGGAAAAGATCAAAGGCACAGCCCAGGTCCAACCTTTGGATTAATTGCAACATCAGCAACGACGTTTCTTTTGCCCCATCCGTCGCATTATTGAAAATGCACTCAATACGTCCACTGCCGCTGATCAGACCAGCGTTGTATTGATTCTTAAACTTGTCCGAAAGCGTTGTGGTGTCAACTTGCTCACGACTAGCGTTAAATTCGTAGCTGGTGACGTCGCCAAGAATATTGGATCCAGAGTCTCTAACAGCAAGTGTTATCGCAATAGAGTCGCCCGTAAAAGACTGAAGAGCAATTTCATTCGCCCTGACGTTATTGACAGCGTCCGCAAATGTCAAAAATAAACGCAATCCACCGGCAGCGTTTATATTTACAAAAGCACTGAAGGTGTCTTCTACTGTTCCAGAAGACCAGTTGGAGACTGGAATAAATAGAAGTTTACGCGCATCAGTTGTCTCAATATCAACCTTGTCTCCGGTAAAAATATTGTCTATTCCGTTCGCTGTTCCAATGCGGTTTAGCGTCGTGCTTATGTCGTCAAGGCCGATGTCCTCTGACAAAGTGCCAAGAATTGACTCCGTTCCACGGCGTAATCGGACGTTGCCTTGACTACCAAGGAAAAAAGTCATCAGCTAACAACTTCAGAGAAGTCACCGTCAACCGTAAAATTAATTGGAACGACACTTAACTCACCAGTCGAAACTGAGATGCTTGCCGACGTGATGTAAGCGTTGAATTTAATGTCATCTGAGCTTCCCGTTCCAACGTTTAGCTCCATAGACACACGATCGCTTGTCTCGATAGAACCAACTTTATGGATTTTTGACAGCAACGCTGTAAATTCGGTCAAGCTTGCGCTTTCGCCTGCTTCGAGTCGGTAATACATCAAGGTTGCACTGCCGGTAGCACCCTTTACACCTGGAGTAAAAGTATTGCTTGTGCTGTCAATAGTGTTGGTGCTAAGCAGCTCAAGCGTGCTCTCTACGGACCAATCACGGATCTTGGCAACAGGCTTGCCATTGAAGACCAGCGAGCCACTGCGTCCGGTAAAGAAAGCCATCGCTTCGCTGGATCTAGAACATTGGCTTCATGTTAGCTCACCTCAAACAGCTCGGGCCTAAAGTCCGCAACACGAGCACGATCTGACTCATCACAGGGATACTCAATTGCTCTTACCGTCACTTCCCCTTCTTCGTCCAGCTCTACCTCTGTAATCCGAAAAACACGCTTCTTCCCTGAGTCAACACCCATAACGTACAAACTTTTAGCTTTGTCAGCGAGCGATGAAGCCACTCCGTTTGATACCGCTACTGAGTTACTAGCGGACACTTTGCTGGCATCTCGATCGTAAATTAAAAAGTTGTAAGTCCCATTTGAGATATTGTCTTGCAGTGGTGAGTTCAATGCTCCGCCTTCCCCAATAACCCCAGAAGACTGTCTTTCCCAATTTGTTAGGCCAATATCCACATAGATAAACGCTCCAGGCTCAACTGGGTTGACCGATGGGAACGTTTTAAATTCAATACCTCGTTTAATAAACCTGCGCTGATTTACCAACATCTTGCCAAACAAAATTGCTTGTTGCCGTGTAGTAACAAAACCACTTACATCAAATGTTTCTCTAATTGCCGCAGTCTTGTCGGGATTGGTTATGTCCGCCCTTCTTACGTCAACTGTTCTTTTGCGCTGAAACACTGCTTTTGTGGCTTCCTCCCTGTAGACAATGCTTGCCATTAAATCTTGGGTGCTGGCTCCATAGTCTAGAAATTCTTCTTTGTAAGAATCTTGAAGAATATTGCCTGTAGTAAATAATGCAGAAATGGTTAAAGAGATGGGAAGGCCGTCATTCCTAGCAGCTTTGCCGTCTGAATTGCAAGGCAATGCAGGTATAAGCGTTTCTTTGCCGTTCTTTCTTGCAAATTCCAGCAGGCTAAATGGCGCTGTACTCACCCAGAACTCACGCCATGCAGAATTGTCTGCAATAACGCCATCCATAAATAACTCAACTTTAGGGCCTTCCTCTACCGGTAAATTGTTGTTCTGGCAAAACAACTTAGCCAGTTTTAAGCTTTCTTGATCCAAAGAAGAAGATGGTGCGTACTTTCCAATGCCATTGTCCCCATCTAAAACAGTATCTACAAAAATGTCAGGAGCAAAACTTGTGCTTTCCCCTTGGAAAGGTTGGGTGAAATCGTCAACTCTGTAGCTTTCTTTGCCCTGTGTCGCAAAAGCTGTGACGTTGCGTAGGTCTTGAATGCCTCGCCCTGCAAACATATTTAAAGAGAGTATTGAAAGGCTTTTGTACGCTTTTTCTGTGTCTTGTATTTGTTGTTCTGTTACAGCTGTCAGAGCAAGCTCTGGTCCATTGTCAAAACTAAACTGAACTTGCGTGTCAGTGTGGACAGAGAATACGTCCCACTCATTCGTAAGTTTAGGGCCACGCTCTTCCAGCGCAGGAAACCCGTTTCTGTCCACTGAAGCGTACTCGTCACCGTTCCACCAAACTGTTGCTCCTGCTGAGCCAGTATCTTTATGGCTTTTCTTTGTGCTGTGGTTTTCTAAAAGAGCAAAGTTTGATTGGCCGTGTTCTTTAATTTCAGAAGCAACATCGTAGACAGGCTCAATCTTAAAAGCGTATTTATCCCTGGCAGGAGCAATAAAGTTAAAGTCGCTATAAGTGTCAACTTCTGAGCTGTGTCTTAATATAAAAAGAGTGTCATGAGTTTGGTACTCTTTTTCGCTTGCTTTTTTGTAGCTAAATCTGAAAAAAGCTTGGCGACCTTTAATTCCATTGTCAGACAATTTGTACTTTTTAGACGCTCTAATTTCTCCATATCTTTTTTGCCTGCCAGAGATTTTTCTGTATAATTTTGATTTAATCGAAAACTTAACATGATCCACTTCGCTTATGGTTTCATACGATGCTGACTCTGCCTTGACTAAAGCTTTAACAAAAAAGTTATTATCTTCTTGCTCTACAAGGTCTTCCCAGTTAGCAAGAAAATAGTTGATGGTACGTTTAGCCCCGTTTTTTTGTCTCTTTATGCGGCTAAATTCATCGCCAATAGCTTTTACGCCAATAACGTCTGGGATTCTTCTGTTTGTAGGAAAGTCGTCTTTTCTTTCTTCCATTTGCGCTATGCCACCAAACGCATACTCGTTGCCCTTAATGTCTACAAATCGACCATCAAAGTCCAATAATTGTACGACTAAACGGTTTCTAGCAAAATTGACGACTTGATTGGTTACTTTAGTAATTTGGTTTCTCCACCTAGTTATTTTGGCTTCTAGCTTTAAAAATCTGTTTGCTACCTCTAGGCCGTCTCCAGTCAAGTCTCCGTAATCTGGGAACCTTACTGTTGCTTCGCTTCCTTTGCCTTCAAGAGCGTCGCTTTTAACTTTTCTTGAAAACCTAATTCCGTTTTTTTTGATTCTAGCCCTAAGGTTCTTTTTTTCTGCTAGTTGTTGTTCTATCTTGCCGTTATAAAAAGATATTCTTCCACTGATTTCTTCTATAGTCAAAGACTCATTGATGATCTCGGACAAAGATCTGTTGCCGAGTATGGCCATTGACTTGGTTGAATCATCGTAGTCTCCTGCTTGAATTGCAGCGACCAACTTGTTTGCTTTTTTGAGATCATCATTCAGCTCCTGCCTTGCTTTTTTTCCGTTTATAGTAGGAAAATTGTCTGCAGCTTCAGACTCTAAATATTTTGTGTAATCAAGCGATCCGGCTGGATCAATTATTTTCGTTTTTCTTTCGTCAAGTTCGTTTATCCATTCGACTGTGCGCTTATTCTCAAAATTGTAAGAAAGATTAGCGCCGCCTAACTCAAAGTTTATTGAAAAGCCAGTCGTAACATACTGGTCCTCTGGACTTTCAGCGTTGTCATCAGCGGAGGTAGTGTAACTGTACGCATTGCCGTTCTTGGAAGTAGGAGGATTTGCGTCGTCTTCTTCTTCAGTAAAGGTGTTGTCAAGTATTACTTGATGTCTTTCTATTTGTTGTTTACGAGTTTCATACTCTTGACGTTGTTTTGTTTTGTTGTAATCAGCAGAAGGGCAAAACCCATCTTTAATGCATTTAAAAGTTGCCCTAACCTCTCCATCGTCAGGGTTGCTAAAATTAGAAAAATTTGTTAGCCGAAAGCTTGCCGCTCCAAGCATATACGTGCTTCCAAAATCTAATGAATCAACCGCTTGACGACGAAAGTCTTTTGCCAGATTTTTTGCTGCTTTGTCTCCAGCTGAATAACTACTTGCTTCAAACTTAACTTCTATTTCATCGTTTTCCTTATATCTATGATTCGCACTGCTCCAATCGTTTTTGTCTAGCACAACCCCTATAGGAGCGTTTTCTTCTTCTCCGTCGCTATCTCTTGTAAACATGTTTACGTTTACTGGTATTGGATCAAATACACCAAGCACAGAAGATGTTGTTGGAGAATAAGCTTGGCTAAACCCTGACGTTCCAGTCCTTTCATCCTGTCTAGGCGTTGTGATCTGGCAAACCTCTTGATTTTCGAGACGACGCAAACTTTCTGGATATAAAGATAGCGTTCCGTAAATTCTGTCTTTGAACTTGGGTGGCCTGCCAGCCCCTCTGTCTTTGTAAAAAAGAAAAGCTGTTGCCGGATCTATTTGATCAATGGCTAAAGAGCCAAAAGCTGTTCTTTTTTCGTCAAGTGCGACAATCCTCGACGCACCAATTACAAACAACAGTTGCATAAACTGCGCTGAACCAAAATTGTCAATAGCTGACCAGACTAAAGAACCGGCAACTCGAACGCCCCCCTCTGGGTTGTGATTTTTGTTGGTATAAACAAGGTTGACTGGATCGCCATAAGCCGCTAACTCTGGAGCGCCATTAAAACCAAAAGAAGGCGAAAAACGTTGCTGCCTTGTTCTTCTATCATTATCAAGACCAGGAATGGTTGGCTTGGGCGCTAATAGTGCCGCTCCAACCTGAAACAGGATGCCGACAATTGTTAGTACAAGCGCAACTGTTCCAGCGGCAGGGCCGTTTCTAACGTCAAGCTCAGTGCCAGCTTTTGGATCCTTATATTCCTGCTGTAGCGCAACAAACTCCAGATACTCTTCCTTGCTTACCCCCAGCGCCTCAATTAGCTGGTACTCATAAGGCAGCAGTCTCCGATTCATCAGTTCAACCAGAAATAATGTGCATTGACGCGCTCTACTGGAACGCAAACAACTTGACCGCCAGGAGCAATACAGATCAAACCCTGATCCGTCACCGTTCCAAGTGCAGCGTTGTTTGGTTCAGCAAGCAAAGCAGCAGCACCAACTTTTGGTATCTTAAGCCGCTTCCCGCTCTGAAGTAACCAGCGAGCCATCTGACTTGGCTTAAGCGTTTCGGCTGAGTACAGCCAGTAAACCCAACAAAACTGCTCCTTATAATCCGACAAGCCAAGCCGTGAACGGATTTCACAAAGCAGCTGAAAGCAATCAGTCTTATTTCGTCCGTCTGCTGGGTGTGCGCCCCAGCAATACTCCAACCCAATTAAGTCATTCATCGCAATGACAACGTTGACTCAAGGGGCAAGATGCCTACGTTTTCTTCTGTCAAAGTGCGAGCTGGGAAGCCTGCAGCAACACCGTCTAAAGCAGACCTAAAGCGAAGCTCAACGGTGTCGTCACTAAAAGACGCCCCAATGCCAACGTAATACTCGTCAAACCCTCCAGTTTTTATTGCTCCGTCTGCATTGATAAATCGGGTATAGACGACCAACTTACTTAACCTGTTGCCGTCTCCTAGCTCTACAAGACGAACTGCATACTCAGAAGCAGGCAATCGAAGCGTAACCTGCTGATTGTCTGCATTCAGACTAGATACACCACCTTCAATCTCAAACGGAACAAAACTGTATGAGTCACCGCCAAGTGTTTTGCTTTCTCCTATGAAATAGTTTTGATAACGATACGGTTCTTCCGGTTGTTTTGTTGTTGTTTCAAGTTTGATAAATTGGCAGATTCGTATTTGATTTTCAGACATCAGGCGTCAATCTCCCCAATAAGTTCAACAGATACATTGCTAAGCCCTGTCTTTACATTTTTAATCTCAGGTGGTTTTGCGTAACGCCAGCTTACTGCTGCTCCCCTAAAATAATTTGAAGAGCTTGATCCCATCCCCTCAAATAACTTAATTGGCAAGCCAAAACTGTCAAAAGTGCCATTAGCAGAATCGAAATGGCTCAATATTTGATTTACCGTTCCAGCGCCGGTACGGACAGCAGCGTCATCGCCAATATTTTGGAACTGTAGCTTCAGAACATATTGCGTCTTCTTATTGCCAAAAGCACGACGTACTGTCGCCCCAGACATTGCTCTGTAGACCTTACTAGGCAAATCGCCCATCGTCATGCTTCTGGCTGACGGTGTCATCTGTGGAAAAGCACTAGCCATTAGCGAAGACCAATCTTGGATCTAGTTCTAGGACTATTCTGCATCTTATCTAGGGTCATGCTCATACCTCGCTTTGCTCCGTCATTAGACGCTTGCTTACGGGTGACTGCCATTGCAGATTCAAGTTGCTCACGACTGACGTATTCCGTTCCACCAATGCTGGTTGTCTCGAAGCTGAAGTTCATGGATGGTGCGCCTCCTGAAGCAGGTGAACGACCCATAAGGGAGCGCATGTCCTCATTACGCATGACACCGCCTGATTGACCTGGAACGAATAGCTCTGGGCCACGCTCTCCGACCATGTAGGGCTGACCGCCTGAGACTGGGCCTCCGTTTGCTTTTAGGCTAACTGGCGCTCCAAACGAACTGGTATTACCAAAGGGATTGGTCATGCCACCACCAATGCCCGCAACACCAGCAGAACCCCCAGGGCTGGCCGCAGGACTGCTAAAACTTGGACCTCCAAGTGCTTTCAGCACTGCCTGCAAAGCAATCATTGTCAGTTGTTTGACAATAATTTCAGCGGCCATAGCAACAAAGCTTTCGCCAACGCTCTTCAACATGTCCGCCAAAGCTTCTTGCGTTGTCTTGCTTCCATTTATGACCCCTTGGAATGCAGCTCCAAATGCAGCTCCAACATTGTCGGCAACAGCGACAGCAACGTTTCCTAGCTTTGTCAGCTCTGTCAATTCACCTTGTAACTGAGCGACCCTGTCTTCAATAGTTTTCTTGTCAGACGTATCGCTCTTGCCTGGGCCTTTAGCCGCTTCGCCTTCTATCGCCTTCTTTTGTTTATTCAACAAATCAAGCTGTTCTTGCAACGCTGTCGTCGTGGCTCCATTTGCCTGCGCTCTAGCAATATCAAGTTCCAGTAATGAAATTGCCTCAGTCTTTTGGTTTAATAACTGTTCAACCTGCTTGTTAAATTCAACAATTCTCTTTGCCTCAGAAGGCAATACCCCTTCCATCAACAGACGGTTGTACTCCTTAGACGCTGCAAGACTTGCTTCTTGACCTTCGCGTATGCCCTTGATTGGGGCTACGGCGCTTCTAATTGCTTCTGCTTGTTTTCTAGCTTGCGTTGCCTCAAGATTAGCAAGAGCAGTACTTCTTATTTGATCCGCTAAAGCTCTTTGCTCTGTTGCAGAATCTTGGTTTTTAAGCTTGGCAATTCTTTCTACAGTTTGTTCATACTTTGCTTCTATTCTAAGTTTTTGCGCCTGTTGACTTCCAGCAACTCTGCTTTGCGCTAACTGACGTTCCAGGTTGGCGGTAAACGCACGGGCTTGTTGCTCTTGACG